CATCTGTTAATGGAATATCTAATATTCTTGCAACATCTCTTACAACACCTTTATCTTTAAATTCTAAAAAGGTTGCAATAGAAGCAACATGCCTATATTGTCTAACTAAATAATCTTTTACTTCGTCACGACGTGTATCTTGAATGTCTGTATCAATATCTGGAAAGTCATTACGCTCTGGATTAATAAAACGGAAAAACAATAAACCATGTTGTATTGGATCAATTGTTGTAATACCAAGTAAGTAACAAACTAAAGAGCCAGCAGATGATCCACGACCTGGACCTACAAGAATTCCCTCTTTCTTTGCCCAGTTAATCATATTGCTTACTACAAGAAAATATGGTGCAAATTTTTTATTACGAATAATTTCTAACTCTTCATCAAGTCTTTGCTCATATATATCATTGCCAAGCCAATTGCTATTAAGTTTATATTTTTCAAGACCTGCAAATGCTAGGTTTGCTAACTCCTGATCTGGATTTTTATATTGAACTGGAAGAAGATTTAAGCCATCCTGAATATTATAATCTTCTATTGTGTTTGCTAGTAGTAGTGTATTTGAGTAAATGTCTTCTCTATCAATACCCTGTTTTTCCATAGCAGCCTTTATTTCTTCGTATGATAAAAGATGTATGTCAAACTTATTAAAAGTAATTTGTCTATCTTCTCCGTAAAGATAGTCAAGTCTTTCCATCATATCTTTTTTCTTTTTAGATTTTTCATATGACGATTCTTTATTAATTTTTGCGTGTGTATTTAAAAGTAATTTAAACTCTTGTATTTCTCTTTGAGAAGTATCTGAGTGATGACAATCTGGTGTTACAACAGCCTTTATATTAAATTCATCTGCAAGTTCAAGTAAAGATTTATTTATTTCGGGGGTATTATGTGGCATTACTTCAATATAATAATCACTACCAAAGTTATCTTTAAACCACTTTATATGTTTTTTGGCAACAGCAAACTCTTGCTCTTCTAGTGCTTTAACCAAAACACTACTTGGACAAGCAGATGTTACAATTATGCCTTCTTTATATTTTTGCAATATTGCAAAATCAAATCTTGGTTTTTTAAAGAATCCATCTGTCCATGCAATTTCACTAATTTTATTAAGATTTTCTAAACCTTTTTGGTTCTTGGCTAGAAGGATAATATGATTATAGACAAGATCTTGTTGACCTTCTCTTTCAGACTTATCTCTTTTATCAGATATATCTGCACACATATATCCTTCTAGACCTAGAATTGGCTTTACACTTTTTGCTTTTGCAATTCGGTACAGTTCCCGATGCCCAGATAAGGTTCCGTGATCTGTGATAGCCAGTGCTGGCATACCAAGTTCAACTGCTCGGTCTACATATTCTTCTGGAGTAGCAACACCATCAAATAATGAGTAATGAGTGTGTACGTGTAAGCCTACGTAACTCATCTTACCAATCTGCGTTGGTTGATGAAGTTAAAGATGGAGTATCAAACCCCAAATAGAATGCTTCTTGTTCAGCATAAGGAATTTTCTTTAATGCTAACTCAAGTGGATAAGGCTTAATTGCTGACCAGTCATACGGCTCTGTATCTGGTGCAGATGGAATTAATGTATAACTTGTTTCAGTACCTTGGCCATTACGTTTTAATTTCCAGTTTACGTTTGATATGCTGCCTGTTTCAAGAGCATATTCACGAATTGTATTAAATGCTGATTGCTTGCTAACACCCATTGACCAAATAGCAGTATATGGTGCTTCAATACCGTCGTCTACTAAAACATTGCAGTAAAAACGAAGACGTGCTCTCCAGCCAGCCTTTGGATCTTTACGATGCATTTCTTCTGCCCAGTCACGACCTTCTGACTCCATTGTGTCTACGGCTTTGCGTTTATAATCTTTTGGATTTACATGCTCTTTTACAACTAATGCTAATCCTCTTTCAGGATTATAATTTGCAGAATCTTCGTCTAGTTCTTCAACAAATCTAATTTTTGCTGATTGTCCATCGGCAAGTTTTAACCATCTTACCTTTGGTGAGTTTTCATCATATTTTGGTTTGTCAACTAGGGCATTAATGTTTTTTAGTCCCTTTACAATAGTCATATTATTTTTTTCTCCTTGTTTTTATTTTATAGTACTAGCCCAAAATGTTTTAATATAAATATAGAAGCAAGAATGCTCCAAAGTATGTTAAACCAAATTAAGGTTGGTATAGTTTTTACTGTTGATGACCAGATTAATCCTAAACTTGACACTAAAGCAAAGATGTAAAGCCACCATATACTAATATCAAATAAAAGACCTGGAATAATAATTATTCCTTTTGCAACAAAGGCAAAAAATTCAACTGTATTGGCTTTTGTCCAATACTTTTTGTGACCCATTGTTTTAAGGGCTACAATCCACTGCATATGATTCTTTTTTGCTTTATTTTTTTTAGTCATCTTTTTCTATTCTAGCATACCGATGATAGAATTGTCAAACTGAAACTCCAGTTTTTTAATTGCAGTATCATCCATATCGCCTATATCCTTATATTTTTTATCTATATATACAGAAGTGACAACTGGTCCAAGTTTTTCAACTAACTTATCTCTCATTATCATTCCTGCATCATCGTTATCTGCAATTAAAACAATACTATTAAAATACTTTTCTAATAGCCTTATCTGTGCTGCAGAAACATTAGCCCCTAACGTAGCAACGGCAGGGAAACCTACTTGATCTAATCTGATTGCGTCAAAAGATGATTCTACAACATAAACTATATTTGATGTTTTAACTCTATGCAAATTAAAAAGAACTTTGCCTTTTGGTAAACCTGGAGTATTTTTAAACTCTTTACCCTCAACGGTTCTAGCAACAAATCCTATACACATTCCATCTGGAGAGTGGATTGGGATAGTTACAGAATCTTGTTTTTCAGAATATCCAAGACTAAATTTACTTATTGATTCATTAGTAATTTTTCTTCCTTCAAAATATCTAATTGCTCTAGGAGATTCTAATGCTTGATTATTTAATCTTTTAATTAATAACTCATCGTACTGAACAAACTCTGGTTTATTTATTAGTGCCCTGTTTATAGATTCTTCAATGTTGTTATTTTGTTCTTTACTTTTTATATATCTGACTGCTTCAAAATATGTTCTATTAGATGTATGCATTACAAACTCAATTAAAGTTTTTGTAGTCTGACATCCAAAACAAAAAAACATTCCATGATCTTTTGATACTTCTCCAGCAGGAGTTCTATTATTGTTGTGATATGGACAAAAAATAATATAGTCAGTTCCATATTCTGCTTCAATATCAATGCCTGCGCCAGTTAAAACACGCTTAACCTGTTCTGCTGTATATGAATCTTTATTTACCATCTTCAAAGTCCTTATAACGGTAATATCCTCTATCAAAATCTACTTGAACTAAAAAGTCCCCCATAAAACCATTTCTATTTTTTCTAAATACACACTCAATAATATCACTATTCGTAGCACGACCAAGTGCCATAACCCAGTCAGCATCGTATGCAATCTGTCTAGACCATGCAGTCTGTCCTAGAGTTGGCGGTGTAGAAAGATCTTTAACGTCATCAGGCGTAGCAGAAGAAATAGCAATAATAGGAACTTCTTCACTAATTGACATTAGTTTAAGTTCACGAGATAAGTTTTTCATGCGTACTGTTTCATTATCAGACTTTTGGTTTGGAGACATAAGTTGTAGATAGTCTACAATAACAAAGTCTGGTCTATATTGATCAATTTTTCCACGTATAACAGATGGAGTTACATCTCCACCATTATCATTTGAGATGATATGAAATTCTGGTTTACCCGCTAACTTTTCAGCATGCCATTTTTTAAGCATATCAATTTCTACTTCTCCATTGCTAAGTTTGCGGTGAGACCATAAGCCTTCGCCCATGATTGCAAATACACGATTACGAACTTCCGTTTCAGACATTTCAAGACTTATAACAAGTGGACTGCGACCCTGTTTCCATGCTTGTACTGCGAAATATAGTGCTAGCCAAGATTTACCAATACCTGGGTATGCTAAAAACACGCCAAGTTGTCCTGGCATAATTCCAGAAGGCAAATAATTATCAAATCCTGGCAAACCTGTTTTAATACCAATGTGTCCAAGATCTTGCATTTTCTTTACATTTTCAAAATATGCAACTGCTGAGTCTAAATCCGTAACTTCAATATCTCTAATTGCAGCAGTATTCTTTTTTAACTCTGATGTCTTTGTAATTAAATGTTCAAGGGCATTTGAACCGTTACCAACCTGAACTTCAGATGCTGCATTACGCAAAATATCTTTTAGGCTATCATTTAAATATTCTGCTTGTAGTTCTTCAAGGTGATGTTTTGTTGCTCCAACGCCATCTACTGGAACAAAATCTCTAAATTTTTCTACTACTAAAGATGCTGGTGGAACTGATTGGTTGTTTTCTGAATATAATCTAATAAAATTCCATACGTCATTGTGAGTTCTTAAAAGATTATCAATATTGGCTTGCAGCAAAACATGAATTTGTTTATCATTTAATACGGCACTAATTAATTTTGCTTCTGTATTATTCACTAATCCACCTTCTTGCTAATTTTCTTCTTTCCTGTCTTTCTTTAATATCTTGCTCTACTTCTAATTTTGCTTCCAATATTTTTTCCGCATTGTATGCAAAGTAATTCCAAGAGGGGGAAGAAGCAATATTAAAATAATAATCCAATAAGTCATAACATATTCCTATTCCATAAGATTCAACAAGTGCATCTGCAGCCCATTGCTCAACATTAAGATTCATGTTGCTTTTGGCTTCGTACTTTTGTAGATGTAGTTTGTTATATCTACTTAGCAAAGCCATTCGGTCTTTGCGTTCAGCCATTATTCTTTGCTATCAGACTCTGCTTCTGCCTCTTTAACTTTTTCTGTTAATTTGTCTTCAACAAATTTGTATATTCTTTCAAAAGCCTGTTCTGTATTTTCGCCATCACGCTTAGAGTCAACTATTCCAAAGTCAAACCTTAGTGATTGAAAGTTTCCTAGATTAAGAGTATATCCAAGTGCTACTGATATCTTTGTGTTTTCGTTTTCCATTACCCCACCATTTCTGCTATTAAATATTCTCTGCCCAAACAGGAATAAATCTACCATCTTCTGTTTTCGTATATGTAAGTATACCGTCTCCCATTCGCCGTGTCAATTCTTGGCTTGTGGGTGTCATATTATTTGTTATAAGTCCGTCTTTTCTTGGTTGTCCTATATGTATAGTAGCCAGTATAGCACGGATCTCCCTTACCATGCTTTCTGAATAATAAGATCTTATTCTAAATCCACGTTGACCATTTAATTTTGCACCAACTGGTGGTGGAATCATTCCAGTTTTAATTAATTTTGGCATATATTTTCTATGACGATTAATTAATTTAGCAGTCTCAGCAACTGTATATTCTCTTTATCTTTTTTTTATAAAATCTGAACGCAAACAAGTTTCAAGTCTATCTTTAGTTATATTATAAACAGAAACCATTCCAGTAGATCGTGAACTATGGTGAAGCCTTACCAAGTCATTATTTAGAAACCATATTTTTTTATTTCCTTTTATTATAGTTTCGTTATTGTAAATTTCGCCCTGGATAATTCCTTTGCTAGTAACCATTTTCCTTCTTCACTTTCTGTCGGAGGATGAAAAAATCGTCTTAAGCCACACACAACACAATATGTTTCCATATGTTGAATACTACTGTATTGTCTATCAACAAAAGTTCTGCCCCTACACTTTTTACAAAAAATCATTAATTTTATTCTTAGTTTGGTATTCCAATGAGAATTAAATGTACGGCTAAAGATAGGTCGCCAGAAGCCCCAAATCTTACAATACCTTCAACTCTTGTTTCTGTGACAGGTTTTAAAATAACGGTCACATTTTGTCCTGCTGGGGTTTGTCCAATATTAACTGGTGTGGCTGAAACAATTGGTGGATATTTAAAATCTTTAAAATCATATGTAAAAGTTTTTTCGTTTCCAGCAGAAACTGTTGAATTATTAGCAACTTCAACATAGCCACCAATTATTCTTGAATTAGAAGTTTTAATCTCTTGCTTGCCAGCGCTAGTTGTATCTATAACAGTTTTATTGCTAGTTGTAGATGCAACTTGTGTAGAAAGGTCGTTTACAGCATCAACCAAACTGTATAAATATGTAACATCAAGAGGCTGCCCTCTTTCTGGTAGTGGTACTTTAGCCATTATTTCCTCCTATTAAAGTATATCATTAAACAGTGTGTGGACCATCTTCATAGACTAATAAAAAAGAAGAATCTCTAGTAATTGGTGTTCCTTTTAAATATATTTCTATTGAAAGTTTATTGGGTGCAGAACCCTGAACTACTCCATTTATTGTATATGTACTTGGAATCGGAAAAGAGGCATTGGTACCATCAATTCTTTGTTTATATATCCAATCTCCACCGTCGTTTCTATCCCACCTTAACCATATATCAAATTCGTGTGACCTTCTAACTTGATTTCCATCTATTTGTATTGAAACAGAATCCCAGGCAAAGGTTGCAACTTGTCCCGATTTGTTAAAAGATATATCACCACCAATATATGTATATCCTGGTTGAATGACTGATATTGGTGACCATTGAGATGTTCTATTTTTGTCTTCGGAAACTACCCTATACTTTAAAACATATCCTTCTTCGTTTACATTTATTGTAGGAAGATTTTCTTGTTTTATTCTTATTTTTTTAATTCCTGCATCCGCCATTATGTTACACCAACTGAAAATCTAAATTCAATATAATTGCTAGTATTAGGGCTTTTTACAATAGTTGATGCATCTATGTTTTGAACTACCGAATATCCAGTTAAACCATAAAGTGGATTTACTGTGGCAATATTTTCCAATCTTAAAGCATCCAGCGCTACATAGTAGTTACCAGATGGATTGACTCCATCAATAACACACGCATATATTTTGACTACTGAAACCGCATTCCAATCAAACTCAGATGTTCTATATAGTTGTTGAAGTTGTTTTGTTACAACAAAATATCTTTCTGTTGCAAAATCATATTGTCCGCCACTACTATCATCAATAACCTCTGCTTCAAGTCTTGCAAACTGTGTTCCGTTTGTATTTTCAAATGAAACCAAAACTCTAGCCCTTTCTGGCTGTGTGCCAGATCCGTAAGTTCCATCCCTATTTACTATTGAAAACGCCAATCTTAGTTCATCTGTTGGAGAGTTTCTTGTAAAATCAACTGTTGCACCGCTTAGTTTAATATAGTTTGATCCTGCACCTATTTCAAAAGTATCTTGCGCTGGACCACTATCAGACTCTATGTCAAGATCTGACTCATTACCCTTTATTAAAATTGTATTATTTAAAAATCTTGGCCTTTCATATCTTTCTACTCTTGGAGATTTAAAAAATATTGGGTTATCTGCGCTTGTTTGAAAAACTGGATCTGCAACTGCAATAATATTATCATACTCAGGCTCATCTAATGCACTAGAAAATGTATCAATTGCTACTGCTGACCCGCCAGTAACGTATTGCCAATTTTCTGTTTGTGTAAAAGCAAATACTGTTTTGCTATCATACGCTCCAGCAGATGGATTTGATCCTGCAGAATAAATTCCAATTTCTGAAATTTCATATCTTTCTTCTGTTGGCAGTTCTGCGGTTAAAACAATTTTATCTAATCCACCTTCATTTACGAATCCCCTTGAAGAAATTGGAACACGAAACATTTCAAAATCTAAATTTTGTTTTGCTGAATAATTTCCAAGAGGATCTCCAGTAGTTAATGGTGTAGCGCCACAACCAATGGCAAGATAAGAGGCATAGGCTGGTGCTTGACCAAGCAAATATTTTGCAATAATGGTTTTGCCAGTATTAGTTATCATGAGGCTATTTCTCCAAGATCTGCTTCATATATTGTACCATCTGTGGTAATTTGTAACTCAATCTGTTCATCATTGTTTATATTAATAAACTCAATAATCAAGTCCCCCGTGCTTTCCTCAATATAGATGTTTTCTCCATTTATGCCATTTCCTTCGTTTGGAATTTTATCTTCTAATTTTATTGAAAATCCAGCAAAATATTTATCTGAGGTTTGTTGAAGACTAAGAATGTTATTAGGATTATATCGCTGCTGTATTGATGATAAATTTTTAATGGGTTGATATGATATTTTTTGACCATTTACAATATCAGACCTTGTAATATTAATTAATTCTTGTCCACCAATATTTTCAAATATTAAATCTGCCATTGTATCTATTGGCGTTGTTTCATCATCAAATAAAATAATATCTAAAGTTGCAGTTTTAACTGGTGGTGGTGGAGTAGAAATTGTTACTGGCAAAGTTGGAGTTGATGGTGTTGCAACTAAATTACTTGTTATAAAATTTGTTATTCCTGCACCAGCACCAAGACCTGCACCAGTTCCACCAGTATCTGGTTCTGTTTTATATCCAGTTTCTGTACGAACAGTTCCTAGTGGTATTGGTCCAATAAATAATCCATTTGAAACTGCTGGTTGAAAAGCATCTGCAATTGCTTTAGAAGAGGTAGCGGATTTTTTAGGTGGTTCTGATTTAACTACAGGTGGAACGTATGGACTATATTTTGAAGGACCAGTAAATTCGGGTTCTTTTTTTGTTGTAGATACGACTCTATCTTCTCTTGTGTTAGCCCTTACTATTTTAGATTTGCCTCCACCTGAATTTTCGCTTGCCACTTTACACCTCCGCCAAATAAAGAGTCATATCTGGACCATTTATTTTTCTTGCATATTCAATATTATATACTACAAACCTAGAAGTATTTTTTGTGACTAAGTCTAAATTATTAGAGTCTTTATAATTAATTGTTACAATATCTCCAAGTTGAATAGTTGGAGTTGCAAATATTTTTATACCAACTGATTTTTTAGGTTCCATTAACTTATCTATAATCCAGCCCATCAAACTTTCAGCATCGTCTTGTGTTTGAATATATGGAGTGTCTAGAGTAAACTCATTATTTCCATAAATCATTCTACTTAATTTTATATTATCAAATTTTTCTTTTTCAATAAGTGGAGAAATAATTTGAGAAGAAGTAGTTAGTTGTGGATTAGAAAAATTACTACGTTTTTTAAAGTATTCATCAACAGTTAGTTCATGAGTCGTATCTTGTGTAAACGTGATTCCTTGAATTCTTAAGTAGTTTCCGCTAGTTTCATCAAGATTAATTGCCGTATCTGTAGCATTAAAAACTAAAAACTCAGCGCCATATGAGTCAGCATAAAATCCAGATGTAACATATCCTTTTATTTTATTAAAAGTTGGAGATAGTTGAGCATAAAGAGCGGGATATGCACGATCATATTTAATATCAAAATAAGAACACTCTCTCATAATTGAGCCAAACTCTTCAAAATACATACTATATTTAGGTGGTTGTTGAGAACTAATTCCTGATAAATATGTTGACTGAACAATGCCACTCATTGCATATTTTCTAAAAGACTCACTAGCATTTATTTCTTTATCTCCAAATGCTGATGAAAGTGTTTCTCCAACTGTAAACACGCTATTTTGAGAATAGTTTTCAGATAGTGCGTAAATATTTTCAAACATAACTCTAGAAGATCCACGAACGAATGGAGCCATATTGTTATATATTGGCAGCGGATCTGTATCGTCTACAACCTGAATTAGTTGATTATTTATATATAAGAAAAATCTTCTAATTTTTCCTATATCTTGATATTCTACTGCTAAATCATATACTGTTGGATTTTCTTCACTAGACATTCTATATTGTCCAGTAAACCTACCGTCGTCAACTGTAATTCTTGATAGCCCTCCCCAAAGTTTTACTGGGATGGCCTCTGTATTTGAAGAATTTTTTTTGATTTTATAAAATACTACGTTATTAATTGAAATACTAGATTTATTATTTTTATCTAATTTTAAATATGATTCTATATTTTGTTCTGTTAAAGCAGCAATTTCAAAATAATATCCATTATTTGTTTCTGGATTAAGTAATACTGCTAAACCTCCAGAACCGCCACCAATGTTTACATTTTGATCTGGTTTAACTCCAGCAACCTGATAGTATGTTACGCTTCCTGTTGGAGTCTGACTACGACTTTCATTGTTTTCAATTTTACCAATAATTCTTATTCTAGTTCCAAAATGTTTATATGCATTATTTAATTCTTTATAAACATATGAAACTAGGTCAATTGGTTTTTCTGTTGTTGTAAATGATGGACCATTCATAACCAAAGCAGATGACTGGATTGTTCCAGATTGTGTTGATGTTGTATTATTAACTGGTGTTTCAGTTGAATAACTTGAGGACATAAAGTTTTTTATAGTTCCATTTCTTGATGTCTGTCTTGCTTTAGTGTTGTTAACGCCTGCTGCTCCAGTTGATGTTGATGGAAGGGATATGTCTTCAAGCAGTGTGGTTGTAAATAAATATTCTGTTTTCATCTCACATCCCTTAACATAGTCATTATTTGACCAATATGAATTTATACCCGCAGAATGTGTCGTAACCTGTGTTCCAAATTGTGCACGCCCATGTTCATAAACTGGACCATTTTGTAAACGAGTAATTCCATCAATTGTTTCATAAAAGGGAACGGTATAAATTTTAACTAATCCTGTAGGGTATATTTTTCCATTAAATGGTAATGATTTAAAATAGTTTTGATACTCTTGATTATTTGTAATCCAAACATTACTACTACCCTGTCTATGTGATGTTCTCCAAGCCTGTATTGCTTCACCCTTTTGTGCCTCTGTAATTTCTCCATTTGCAACTTTTTTATCTAAGTCATCAATAATGCTAATTGGCGCTAGTCTTCCAGGCAAAACAATTTGTGGAGAGGAATCTAGTAATGAGCCATCTGATTGAATAGGATACCAAATTGCAAGGGTAACATTGAACTGGGCAGCATCATATCTAATAATTTCTCCGTTAGAATAAAAGTAACCTTGATACCTAGTAAGCCAATAAACATTTTCTCCAAGATCTATTACGTTATTTTGAATTTGATGATTAACCACTGTTGGAACATTATTGGATAAGTCTGAATTTATTGGCATTGCTCCAAGAACATATTTTGATTGTTTAGATGCAACTTCATTAATTGTTTTTGTTGAATCTGTTCCAGAAACTTCCCAAAGTAAGGCTGGTTTATATATCCAGGTTTTTTCTTTATCAATCATACTTGCTTGACGAACGTTGCCATATGATCTTTGAATATATCTAGTTGTATAATTAATTTTTCCATTATTATAAACTT